AACGCCGCCAGCGCCGCTTCGACTTCCTCCGGCAGCAGCCCGAGCGCGAGCGCGCCTTCGCGCACCGTGTCCGCAATCGAGCCAATCACGAGCTGGAACTGCCGCCCGAACGTGTCGGAGATGTCGATGATTCGATCCTTGATCTTGTCTCTGCCGAACAGGCCGCCGTCCGTCCTGATCGTCTGGTACGCACCCACGACGATGCTTTCGAGCATGTCATTCAGCGCGCCACCGGCGATGATGATTCCATTGTCGACGATCTTCCGGCCGCCGCCGAAGATGGCGTTGCTGAGCGATCGGGTGAGCGGGTCTTTGCCGAGGATGTCGAGGTTGAACCCTTGGCTCAGGCCGCCGAACTCCACATCCGCCGCGCCGCGCGCAAGCTGGTTGCCGGCCGCGCCGAGCGCGTTCTGCAGCGAGTGCAGCGCGTTCAGCATCCCTCGATTGATGCCGACGAGCTGCTGCGTGGCGTTCGCCGTGATCTCGACGGCGTTGAGGATGCTCTCGGACTTCGCAGTCGCATCGCCGAGGATCGAACCGGTGCCCTGCGAGGCCTGCCGGTTCTCCGACGTCATGTCCTTCCCGCCACCGCCGCCGAAACTCTTCAGCGACAAGCCGATGCTGGCAATGAACGGAGCGACCGCAGCGGCCATCGCCGCCATGCGCGCCCATGCGCTGTACGGTTCGCCCTGGCCCTGTGTCAGCACGGCGGTTACAGCCGCCTTCAACGCGATGATGTCCTGCACGATCTGCAGGGCGGCCATGCCCTTCTCGATCGCCTTGAAACCCTTGCTACCTTCCTTAGTGAAGGTCTGCATGGCGCCGAGTAGCGCCTTGTACGATCCGAGCGTCTGAATCGCAACCTGCGCGTTCAACTTCTCGACGGCCTTTTGCATCGGCGCGATAATCTCGGGGTCCATCCCCTCCTCGAACGCCGCCTTGATCGCGTCGCCGAGTTCCTTGGCCTGATCTACCATCTCCAAGATCGGCGACTTGGAGGCGTCATTGATCGTTGCCGCTTTGCTCAACGCCTCGTTGATCTTCGCCAGCGCGCGAAGGCGCTCGGTGTCGACCTTCACGACTTCCTTTCCGGCCGCAGCGTTCAACCGCTTGGCGTCCGCAAGCGCGCGCATGACGATCGTCTCTGCGCGCTGCTGTGCCGTTGTCAGGCCGATCAGGCGCGCTTCGTCGGCAAGCTCGGCGACGTACTGGCCCGTTACGTCGCGCTCGCGCTCGATGGCCGCAATGGTTCGCTCGCGCGCATCAGCAGCCGCGTTCTCCGCATCGTCAACCATGCGCAGGATTTCTGCCTGCTCAATTCCACGCGCGCCAAGCTTTGCGTTCTCGGCCTCGGCCTTTGCCGCGGCATCAGCGATGTCGCGCATCGTCTTTTCGTAATCTGCCCACGCCTGGTCTACCGGATCGACGGCGGTAAGCTGCGAGGTGATGTCAACGATCTTCCGAATCGCGGACTCCAGCCCATCGGCGGCCTTTGCGGCAGCCGCCATCGCGCCTTCGTCAGCGAATGCCTGCATGTTCTTGCGCAGCGTCTCCGTGCTGCCGGCGGCCTTCTCGATCGGCTTGTCGATCGCGTCGAGCGTAGCGTTCATGCCGGCAAGCGCGACTTCGATGCCATCCGTTGCCGTCGACCATGCGGTCGAGATCGTCTTTGCGCCCTCGGTCCAACCCTCGGCGAAGTTCCCGCGCATCTTCATGAACGATTCGTTCGCGCCGGCAAAGTCTCCCGTCAACTGCTTGAGCGAACCCTTGATTCCCTCGACCACGCCGCCGACGGCGCCGGCTGCCACCTGCCCAACGCCGACGATGCTGTCGAACGTGGCCGCAACGAGGTTCGTCAGCCCTTCGATCACCGCCTTCAGCACGGTGAACGTCTTGGCGACGTACTCCGCCACCGTGCCAAGCCACTCGAAGTTGTTCCCGCCTTCCCGCGCTCCTACCCCGGCATCGACGAACGCCTCGGCGATCTGCGTCAGCTTCGGCAGCAAGGCTTGCGCGATGTCGTTGCCAACGCCGCGCACGAGATCAGCCATGTCGCCCATGGCGTCGTTGAAGTCGCCGGCCTGCGCCGCTGCCGCATCGGAGATTTCAAGACCAAGCGCCTTTGCGCGGTCCTGAAGTTCCCGCATCCCATCCGCGCCTTGGTTCAGGAACGGCAGCATGTCCTTGCCGGACTTTCCGAAAATCGCCATGGCAACGGCTGTTTTCTGCGCGCTGTCCTCGTACTTGGCAAATTCAGTCGCGGCCTCCTTGAGCAGCTGCTCCGTCGACTTCAGCGTGCCGTCCGTGTTCTTGACGGAGATGCCGAGATGCTCGAATCCCTTCGCCGCGGTGCCCGTGCCGGCAGCCGTGTCGCTGGCCGACTTCGCCAGCTTGCCGAGCGCCGCTTCCAGCTGCTCGGACGACACCGCACCGCGCTTGGCCGCGTACTCAAGCGTCGAGAGCTGTTTCGCCGACACGCCCACGCGCTGCGCAGCTTCGTCGAGGCGGTCCATGTTGTCGATGGCGCTCTTGACCAGCGCAGCGGTTGCCGTGGTCACGGCGGCCAGTGCCGTTCCGATGACCTTGCCGGCCTCCTCGAGGTCCTTCTGCATCTTCTTCGCGGCGCGCGCGGTCTCCTTCTCCGCGCGGCCCATATCCGTGATGAACGTGCCGGTGAGGGCACGAAGCGCGATTGAGATAATCACAGGGGAGGACTCCGATTCATCAGGGCGGACAACATCAGCCGGTCGGATTCGCTGTAGCGATCCGATGACGGCGTTATGGCGGGAGCGGCCTTCCAGGCGTCGCGCGCTGGAAGGAAGTCGACGAGCTTTGCCGGCGGTCGATCTTTCGGCCGGTGCGAGTTGGCGTACATCGTTGCGATCTGCGCGAGCGCCAGCTCGATGCGTTCATCAGGCGCCGGCTCGCGCGACAGGTACGTCGCGATCAGGCGCACATGGGACACCGGCCAATCCATGACGCGCGCGAGCGGCTCCCGGTAGAGCACCGAGAGCCGCACGAGCGTGCGAAGGAACGGATCAGCCGTCAGCCGTTTCCCTCGGCTTCTCCGGCGGGCAACGCGTCGCCCGCATCGTCGACATCGGCCCTCTGCGCCTCTTCGGCGAGCTTGCCGAGCGCGATGATCTTGCTCGCGGGCTCGGCATGAAGCTGCTTGATGTGCGCATAGACCTGGTTGCCGTTCTCGTCAACGAGCGTCATCAGCACGAGCCGCTGTTGCGACTCGACGTTCTCGCCGACATCGATCTCGACGTTGCCCGACTTCGCATTGCCGCGGTACGTCTGGCCCTTCACGAGGGACAGCTGCTCGCCAGCCGTGAGTTCGCGGAAATACACCGTGGTCTCGGTGCCCTTGTGCTTCAGGGTTTTCTTGATTAGTTCCATCGCCGTTGCCTTTCAATGGTCGCCCGGAACGACGCGCGGATACGCACGGCGAACGCGCAGAGCCGCGCGCCGCCCGGACGGTTGAGTGGAGAGGTGGACGCCGTTGAGCCGGTTACGGCAGGTCGGCAGCCGGCAGATCCCAGGCCAGCTCGCTGTTGACCTGGATCGTCACGGTGCCGCGCCAGATGTCGCCCACCTGGGCGTTGATGGCGAAGTTCGAGACATAGCCGCGGAACCCGACGGTCGTCGAGCCGGGCGACAGCAGATTGCCATCGCTGTCGACGCTGACGGGCAGCGCGGCCTGGTCGCTGAACACGACCATCCACGGCATGACAAGGTTGGCCCCCTGCTCCTTCGCCGCGATGAGCGCCTGATGCGACTCGCTGCGCGGGATGAAGTTGATCGGGATCGCCAGTTCGCCGGGATCGGCGAGGCCGCTGAAGTACTCGCGCACCGGCGACGAGAGGCAGGTCATGTCCTGCTTCGGCCGCGCGCCGGAGGTGAGGTCGGGGATGCCGGTCGGGCACGCGACCTGCAGAACGATGGTGCCGTCCGGATCGGACGACGATGCACCCGGCGAATAGCCGAAGCAGAGCCGGGTGTACTTGGTTTCGATTACGCCTTCGGTCATGACACTTTCCTCATCGATGTTGGCGGGGAGTCCGCCGGTATATGGCCGAGCGCTCGGCCAAAACGCAGAAGGCCCGCGCATGGCGGGCCTTCGTGATCCGTGTTTCTGGTCTCGTCAGGTGCTCGAGCTGCTGATCGAGTCGCTACTCGAGGCGTCATCCTCGCGGTGCACGAACACGCGCACGTCGAAGTCAATGCGGTAGCGGCCGGTCTCGATGTCCTTGCGCATGTCGCGCACGGCCTCGACGTGGTGCGCGCGCTCGATGCACCGGCGCGCCGCGGCGGCGAGGTCGCGCAGTTCGTCGACGGCGTCGCCGCCGTTGTCCGACCAGCACGACACCTGGACGAGCGTCGAGTCCGCGCGAGCGGCGCCACGGTCCAGCGTGTTGATCGGCAGGATCGTCGAGGCGAACTGCGTCAGGTACGGTGCGACGACGCCCTGCGGCGCGGTGCCGTGCGGGTAGAACCGCACCGGCGACGTGCCGATGAACGCCGTCACGGACGGGTCCGCGGCAATCAGCGGGAACAGGCTCGGCAGGTTCATCCCTTCGCCCTCGCCTCGCGCTCGACACGGTCGATCACCTTCTGCGTTCGCGCGCGCATCTCCGCGACGAACGTCTGCACCGCGGCGCCCTTCTTCGCATCGAACGCCGGTCGCAGCCATGGCATCGGCTGCCGGCGCTCTGTGCCGTACTCCAGCAGTCGCCCGACCTGCACGGCCGTGATGCCGCCTTTCCTGCCTTGTCGGCCCTGCGGGTATCTCTGTCCGCGCTTGATGCCGACGACGAAGGCCTCGCCGCGCTCGCCACCGCGCATGCGGCTGCGCTTCGCCTGGATCGACTTCATCAGCAGGCCGGTGCTTTCGTTCTCGCCGCTCTTGTTCGGTGTGTCGATGATGCGTTGCACATTGCGCTTCGCCTCGTCGCGGAGGACCTCGGCGGCCTTCTTCAGTGCCAGCTTCACGGGGCCGCCGGCTTTCGAGACGATCTCGGGCGGCAGCTTGCGCAGCGCATCGAGGACGCCCGCCAAGCCTTGCACCGATACGGTTTCAACTGCCATCAGTGAGCCCGTCCTTGCAGGTGATGCGGTACTGCCTGCGCGCAGTGGCGTCGGTCTCGATGCCGGTGATGTCGAACACCTTGCCATCCCACAGGATGCGCCACGTCGGCAGCAGGCCGGGGAACCACGGCATCTGGATGCGCGCTGTCGTCTCGGCCTGCTTCGCGTCGGCGGCGTAGAACTCGCGGCCGCGCCCGGTCAGGACTTCGGCCGGCACCTCGTTGAGCGGCGTATCGCTGTCGAGCCACACCGTTTCCCAGGTGTAGGGCACGGCGCCGGTGCGCGGGTTCTGTGGGCCCGCGACCTTCTCCTGGATGTTCACGCGGTGGCGGTAGCGTTGGGCGTCCACTCAGACCCCCAGCCCGCGCCGGTACGGCATCAGGACGGTCTCGGCGTTGCGGCGCATGCGCTCGGCCTTGTCGGGGTCCGTCTGCTCGTAGGCGGCCTGCACGAGGATGCAGACGGCCTTCTCGAACGACGGCGCGATCGGATCGTCGCTGCTCGGAACCTGCTCGCTTTCGCACTCGCTCGGGTAGTCGAGCGGGAGCGTCGGCGGCTCCGTGCGGTTCAGGAAGCGCAGCGCCTCGTCCTCAGCTTGGTCGATCATCTGCTGCAGCAGGGGATCATCCGCGGACTGGAACACGCGCAGCCACGCCTTCACGGTGGCGAGGTCAACGAAACTCACGGTAGGCCTCCACGTCGCTTCCGATCCAGCGTTCGAGCATGCGCAGCCCTGGGTCGCGCGAACCCTGTGGCTGGTGGTGGCACGGCATGTAGCCGCCGCGTCCCGGCAGACCCTTGATGCCGACCACGCGGCCGTCGGGGAAATAGCGCTTTCGCCCCGCGTACAGCTCCCACCCGTCGCGGTCGACGTAGGCCTCGCGGCTCGCGGCGATCGCGCGCAGGTGCTCGATCACGCGGCCGTTGAACGCCATCGACGACGTCCACGGCCACGCAGCCCGGTACGCACCGACACGCTGCAGCCGCACGTTCGCCCACCGCTGCGGCCCGACGCCGACGAGATCGTGCTCGCGCAGGCGCGCGGCGCAGGTCTCGAGGTAGTCGGCCGCATACCAGTCGTCATCCTCGACGACGACGACCGGCGCCTGCAGGGCCGCGTCGAGGCCGGCGACGAAGTTCCGCGGCTGCGTGCGATCACCCTCGCGCCAGAACGGCATCGGCCGAACCACGTCGATGCACCAGTTCTCCGGCAGCTCGGCCGGCATCGGCGTGGGTTCTTCGCCGTCGTCGACCACGATCCATCGAACCTGTCCGCGGAACGTCTGCCGCGCCATCCAGCGTGCGCACAGCGCGAACGCCTCCGGCCGGCAGCCGGTTGTCGTCAGGACCTGAAGCATGCGTAGCGCTCCGCGTCATCGCCAATCCACGATCGCAGCACGGACAAGTCATCGTCCTGGTCTCCGGCGAAGTCGTCTCTGTGCCCGATGCCAATACCTCCGCGGCCCGGCATGCCCTTAATCCCCACGACGTGCGTCGCGACCGTCAACATCGCCGGCACCCGGCACTCGCGCCAGAGCCGCATGTCAAGGCCGGACGCGTGTCGGCCCGCGAGGCTGAACAGCATTCGCGTCGCGCGCCCGATCGTCGCCGTGCTGCACAGGCTCGCGTGCGCGACGTTGCCCATGTTCCGCGCGACGCGCCGGCGGACGTGGTAGTACCGCGCGCCGGCCTCACCGAACAGTTCGCAGTGCGTGAGCGCATCCGCGCAGGTCTGAAGCCACGCCGGAGAATACCAGTCGTCGTCCTCCACGATCACCAGCGGGACCTCGCCGTCGATCGCCAGCAGGCCGGCGCGCAGGTTCCGCGCCTGCGTGTTCTGGCCGGGCTGCCACACCGGCCGCGTGCGCATCACCTCGACCTTCCAGGTCGCCGGCATGGTCGGCGCATCGATGCCCGGCTCGCCGTCGTCGACGATCACCCAGCGCACGGGCTCGGTGTACGTCTGCCGGCGCATGTACTCGACGCACATGCCGAAAGCCTCGGGCCTGCCGCCCGTGGTCGTGAGTACCTGCAGCGTCATGCGCGCGCGACCGCGAAGGTGTGCAGCGGCTCCTGCCGCCGGATCAATCCGCGCTCGCCGTGGTCGTTCAGGGCGAATGCCACGTTCGGCCCGCTGTTCGCCGTCGCGACGTCCTTGTAGCCGGACACCTCGAGCACGGCGCGCAGACCCGACTCCGTGAACCGGTAGAAGTCATCAGGGAACGCGTGCCGCGGGAAGCAGAACGGGACCGTCACGATCAGCAGCGCGCCGGGCTGCATCAGCGCGCGCAGCCGCACCAGCGCGGTCCACGGGTTGCGCACGTGCTCGAGCACCTCGGACAGCACGACGCCGGAGAACCGGCCGATCCACTCGTCGGGCGGGTCATGAAGATCCGCGACCACGTCGACGTTCGGGCCCGGCTGCATGTCGATGCCTGTCCACTGGCCGCGGGCGAGGTCGCGATTCACGACCCACCAGGCGTCCGGCGTGTGCATGCGCGAGCCGACCTCGAGCACGTCATCGCCGAGGCCGGCTGCGTGCTTCTCGATCCACGCGCGGACCTGCCCGCGCACGCTATTCGGTGGCAGCCTGTTCAAGCTGTTCCTCCAAGGTTCCACGTGGAAAGCACGTCAGCGCAGTGGCGCGCGACGCGTTGATGACCTCGACCCCGAGCGCGCGCATTTGCCGCGAGCACTGTGCGAATCGCTCGAACCACTGCGGCATGCTCTTCGCGTTGCCGAGGCTCGGCGGGTGGTCGCCGTGCGAATGCGACTTGCCGCCTGTTCGCTGGCAGTCATAGCCGGCCAGGACGATGCGGCGCGCACCCATCCAGGCCGACAGCGCGATCGCCGCGGCTCCCGAGTTGCTGAACGTCTGGAACGGACTCGCCTGCGCGAACCCGTGTTGCTGCCGGCCGCTGAAGCGAAGGCCACGGAACGATTCGATGACGTCCTGCCCGTAGACCTTCCACCACGGCGGGTCGATCGCATACAGCGCATCGGCCCAAGGGGCGGCCTTGAACATCGTGTTCGTGACGACTACGGCTCGCCGGCCGGTTCCTCCGGATCGTCCTTCGCCTTCTTGCGCTTGCCCTTCGCCGGCTCCGAATCGCCAGCGTCGGATTCGCTCGACGTCGTCTGCGGTGCAGCTTGGGCCGGAAGCGATGCAGACGACGGTGAATCCGTCCCACCGGCCTGGGGAGGGTGTTCATCGGCCGGGAGGCCGGAGAAGCTGACGAGGCCCTTCTCGCGCAGCGCGCGCGCCGCGGTGCTCGTGATGTTCGGTGTGTCACCCCGCTTGTAGGTGACGCCACAGTGGTTGAACGTGGAAAGTGCGGTGACGATCATGCTCGGCTCCAAAGAGAAAGGGCGGCCGAAGCCGCCCTTTCAGGTGGTTGCACTGGTTCGACCGGATCAGCTCAGGTCGTCGAAGCCGCCCTTCACAAACGCGGCCGGCCGGTAGACCGTGAGACCGATCCGCTCTTCGCAGCGGATGGTCGCCATGTTCTTGATGAAGTTGTCGCGGTCCTCGAGCGAGATCACGACGTTGACGTCCTCGCGATCCCAGCCCTGCACCGCCAGGCCACCGCCGAACGCACCGACGAGGAAGTCGTCGGCCGAGATCGCCTGCGTCGGAACGACGTTGCGACCCCACAGGCCCGGCAAGTTCACCGAACGCGGGTTGGCGAACAGGTAGGCGTTGTCCTCGGTCTTCGTCAGCTCGATCGCAGCCCAGTCGATCGGGCTGATCACGATACCGTCCGCCCAGTACTCGGCGAGCTCGACCTGCAGCAGGGCCAGACGCAGACGGTCGAGGCGGGTCTCGGCCTGCACGGTCACGCCCGGGTTGCTGTAGGCCGTGGCCTGCGTGTAGATGCCGTCGAGGTTGAGGCCGACACCGCTGCCGTTCAGCAGCTGGTTTTCCTCGACAAGCTTCAGGCCGTAGCGCAGGCGGCCGTCGATGTACGACTGCAGCTGCGGCACGTCGGCGAGCACCTGCTTCGACGCGTGGATCCAGTGCGCGATCGTCACGATCGGGGCCTGCGCGGCTTCGAACGTGATGTTCGATTCCGCCTTGCCGGCCGACGGGTTCTCGGACACCGGCGCGGCGCTGTTGGTGAACACCAGCTCGCGCGCGAACTCGACCGAGTTCGAGGTCGTGCGACCCCACGCGATCAGGTCGCTGATCGTCAGGCGACGCAGGCCCGGCTGCTGGATGCCCGGGATGCGATCCGGAAGGATCAGGTCGCCCGCCGATGCGGCGCCTTCCGTGATCTTCGCCTGCACGCCCATCGCGAACGAGCCGGCCGGGCGCTTCGCCCAGGTCTGGAAGCCTTCGTTCGCGGTGACCTGCTCGCCCATCGTCTGCGGACGCTCGGGCTCGCCGCCGCCCTGCTCGAGCTTGGCGAGCTTCTGCTCGGCCGACTGCAGGTTCGCGCGCAGCTCGCCCTGCTGCATGAGCAGTTCGTCGACCTTGGCGCGGGTTTCCTCGGAGAGCTTGGCGTGCGCCTTGATCTCCTTGTCCGCCTTCTCGGCGTGGGCCTTCAGCTGGTCGCCGACCTGCTTCAGGGATTCGTTGATTGCCTTGATGTCGCCATCGGCGGCCATGGTGCTACCTCTCAGAGAATGGTGGTCAGGGATGCGGCGATGGCCGCGGACTCGCGCAGCTCGGCAGGGTCACCCTCGCCGGTCGCGGACGGGTCGCCCGTCACGCCGCCAGCCCGGAGGCTGGACTTGAAGTCGCTGATGAGGCGAACGGCCTCGTTCTTCGGCATGCCGCTCGCACGCATGGCCGCTTCGATGCGGCGCACCGCGCTGGCCTTCGCCTTCTCGCCGTCGCTGGCGATTTGGTCGGAAGGCAGCAGTTCGTCGGCGAAACCCTGCTCGATCGCGGCGCTGCCGCCGATCCACGTCTCGGCATCCATGAGCTTGGCCATGGCCTTGACGTCCTTGCCTGTGTGCGCGGCGTAGATGTCGGCCATCGCCGTGTCGAACGGCTCGAGCGTGTCGGCCACTTCGCGCAGGTCGTGGCGGTTGCCGATCGCCATGACCCAGCAGTTGTGCACCATCAGGAATCCGGCGCGTGCGATCTGCACGGTGTCGCCGGCCATCGCGATGATCGACGCCGCGGAGGCCGCCACCCCGAGCACCTTCACCGTCACGTCACCCGGGTGCTCGCGCAACAGGTTGTAGATCGCCATGCCCTCGAACAGGTCACCGCCGGGGCTGTTGATGTTGACCGTCACCGGCCCTTTTCCGAGAGAGCGCAGCGCGCCGGCGATGCGCTTCGCCGTTACGCCCTCGCCGGTCCAGTAGTCGTAACCGATCACGTCGTAGACGCTGATCGAGCGGTCCTCGTCGTCGGCCGCAGCGCGCACGCCGGCATCCCAGCGATCGAGCGCCGCTGGCGCAAGGTGCGGGCGCACGTCGGCCTGCGGGCGGCCGGCAGGCGCACCCGGGAGTTGGCGGGTCGTCATGGTTCAATCCTTCCTGTCGTCGGCGAGGCCGAGGAATGCGCGGATCGCCGCGCGCGCGGTGTTGGCGTCATCGACACCGAGGCCGATGCTGTCGAGCGTGGTCATCGCCGATTGCACGGTCAGCACCGCGGCATTGCCGCCCATCGGCTCCCGGTCCTCGAGCTCGCGGACCTCGTCGCGCGTCAGCACGCCGTTGTTGACCATCGCGGTGTAGAACGCCGAGCGGCCCGCGCTGTCAGCGCGCAGCAGGCCCTCGACGGCGAACTTCGGGTAGAAGCGCAGGCGCTCTGCCGGCGTGAGCAGGTCCTTGCTGATCGCCTGCTCGATCCGGCGCAGCCACGGCGCCAGGGTGAACGTCAGGAAGCCGATCATCTGCTGCTCGATGCCAGTGCCCCAGCTCGTCGACTTCTCGGCGTGGCCGACCATGAAGGGCGGAACGCGGAACCAGCGGCAGATTTCCTCGACGCTGAATCCGCGCGATTCGAGCAACTGCGCGTCGTTCGGGTTGATGCCGAGCGTGTCGGCTTCCATGCCACCCTCGAGCAGGGGCGACTTGCCGGCGTTGATCGCGCCGGTGATCTCTTTCAGGTTGTCGCGGAACTCGGTGCGCTGCTTCTCCGAGAGCACGCGCTCCATCTTGAAGTAGACCGTCTGCATCAGGCCGTTGGCGAAGGTCTTGCCGGCTGCCACATCGGCGGCCTGCGCGGCGCCGAACACGTTCGCGCCGTACTGAACGACCGACACGCCGCATTTCCCGTCGAGCGTGAAGCCGGGGATCGTCCAGATGCGATCGCGCGGGATGACGCGCTGGCGACCGTTGTCCTCGGTGTAGCGATACTCCTTCCGACCTTCGAGCCCGCGCGTGACGCTCAGTCGGCCCGGCGCAAGAAACTGCAGGCCGACGAGCCGGCTGTCGGCCATCAGCTTCTCGACGTAGGCGTTCCCGCGCAGGAGCATCGCCGCGACCGTCGATTCCCAGAACACCGCCGCGGTACTGTCGACATTCGGCTGGTCGTGGATCACGAACTGCAGCGCATGATTGCGCGCGACGCGCTTGCCGGCGCTCGTGCGCTCATACATCGACAGCGGCAGCGTGCTGATCGTCTCGGCAATCAGCCGCGTGCACGCCCACACCGCGGACAGCTGCATCGCGGTCGTCGGCGTGACGGCCTGCCCAGAGTCCGAGCGGATCGACAGCGGCGCCCACCAATCGGCATCGGTCAACGTGCCCGGAACGTCGAGCCAGTTCAGGATGGCGGCCCGGATGCGCCCCGGCTTCTTCGCGGTCTTGGTCTTCACGTCAAACGATCACCGGATTCGCCAGGAAGTCACCCATGTCGTCCTCGTCGTCCGCTGCCAGGGCGACGCCGACGGCCATGTAGAGGGCCACCATGTCGTCGATCTTGTCGGGGCTCCGCTTCTTGTCCGGAGCCATGTTCAGGTTCGCGTCGTACCGCGGCACGACGTTGCTGGCGCACCAAAGCAGCACCGGGTCGCCGGAGTGCGCGAGGTAGCCCTTGCGGTAGGCCTGCTCGACCTCTTGCATTGCAGGGTGGTAGGAGCGAGCACCCTGGATGAACTTGACCAGGGGCAGTCCGTCCGCGATCAGCCGATTGCACAGGTCGCGCGAGTTCCAATCGTCGAAGGCGATCGCCGTCGGCCGGAAACGCTCCGCGTCCTCGCGGATCGCCGCCTCGATGACCGCGTAGTCGACGGTGTCGCCGTGCGTCTGTTCGATCAGGCCGGCCGCGACCCAGCCGGCGTAGGCGTGCGCACCACGCTCAGTCCGATGCGCCACCGCGTCCGCGGGCACCCAGCGCCGGCCCCAGGTGTACCACCGTCCCTCCACGCGCCAGACAAGACGCCAGGCCGTGAGGTCTGTCGTGCTCGAAAGGTCGAACGCTGCCCAGCACGGGAACTGCGCCAGCCAGTCCAGGTCGACCGCGCCGTCGCAGCGTTTCCACCGGGCGATGTCGATCAGCGCGCGCGCTGCGGACGCCTGCCGGTTCAGCCGCTTGATCCGGAACTCGCCGAGCCGGCCGGGCATCGCCCGGGCCTCGATCGCCAGCTTCGCCATCTCGCGCGCCAGCAGCGGATTCGCGTCCATCAGCGGGTTGGCCTTGATCCACTTCGTGTCGTCGAAGTCCTCGTCGTCCTCGTCGACGGCGTAGATCAGGGCGAACAGGTGATCGGCTTCGATCACACCCTCGAGTACCTGCTGCGCGAAGTGCCGCAACTCCGGCCACGGTCCGGGCGTCTCGTAGCCCTCCGTCGTCGTGAACAGGAACAGCGGGTTCGCGCGCGCGCCGGCGGCAGACTTGAGCACGTTCAGCAGATCGTGCGACTTGTGCGCGTGCACCTCGTCGAGGCCGGCCGAGCTCGGGTTCAGGCCGTCCTGCGTCGAGGCCTTCGCGTTGATCGGCTTGAACGTGCCACCGTTCGACAGGCATGCGATCGCGTTGGCGAACGGCTCGACACCGAACGCGATGCGCAGGTCGGGCGTCCGCTCGACCATCCGACGCGCGATCCCGAACACGATGCGCGCCTGCGCGCCGGTCGTCGCCGCCGACACCACCTGCGGCCCGACCTCGCCCTCGCAGCACTCGCAGTACAGCAGGACGCCGGCCGCCCATGTCGACTTCGCGTTCTTGCGCGCGACAGCGAACAGCGCCTCGCTGAACCGGCGCGTGCCGTCGGGATTCCGGAAGCCGAAGATGTTGACCGTCGCGAATACGTGCGCCGGGTGCAGCACGATGTTCGGCGTCTCCCACCGACCCTCGACGTGCGGCAGCTGCTCGATGAACCGGCATGGGTCCGCGGCGTGCCAGGCGCAGAACCGGAACGGTGCGCCCTTGCGCTTCGACCGCTTCAGGTCGTCGAGGAACCGGCGTGCCGCCAGCCGGACCCACTTGCCGAACTTCTTCCCTCGCTTGTCGGCCGCCGCTTCTCGCGCGTACGCGATCGCGATGGCGACGTGATCACGCTGGCCGCTTGCCGATCCCGGCGAACGCGTTCCCCTTGGGCTTCTCGACATTCGGATCAACCAGGTTGGCGGCAACTCGGCGACGCGCGGCCGGCGTCATCCCGAACTCGGACCAGAGCGCCTTCAGCGCGTTGTCGTCCGATGCGCTCATGTCCATGCCGGCCTTCGCCTTCTGCCGGAACCGTTGCCACGCGTAGCAGACCTGCTCGAGCGGGTAGAGGTCGACCTCCTGCAAGACGCCGGCGGCGACCAGCTTCGGCCCGAGGTCGTTCCACGCCTGCGCACCGTCCGGGTTCAGGTGTTGCGGCGGATCGGGGAACTCCCTGACCGGCTCGAACGACGGCGCATCGGCCGGCTCGCGGTCCGGGCGCGACGTGCCGGCGAGCAGCTTCAGTGCCGGCGGCTTTGCCTTTCGTCCCACAAAAACCCCTTTGCCGGATATCGCCGGTGCGAAAAAACGAT